TGCGTATCGAGTTGGCTGAAGGCAAGAAGATGCAAGTAGGTGGCATCGCAAAAGCCGCAGCTAAAGCCGCAGCGAAAGCAGCCAAGACGATCGAGCCTTTGCCTGCTGGTGAATCAGCCCAGAACCTGAAGAAGTTTCTTGAGGGCAGCAAGGTACAGGATAGGCTTTATCACGCAACTAATGCAAACATAAAAGCATTTAGGCCAAGTCATCGTGGCGCTTACTTTGTTACGCCAGACAAAGACTTTGCAAATGAACACATTGGCAGATTTAACGACGCTTCTGGAGAATTAGAAAGTTTTTCCGAAGGCGCAAACATTATGCCTGTGTATGTAAAGGCTGATAATCCTTTTGATTATGAAAAGTTGCAAGACTTAAAAAATCTTTTTAGGCGAACCAAAAAAGAAGGTTTTAATCTTGACCGTGACTGGAAGAAGCAGATTATGGAGGGTGATTGGGCCACTATAGAAAATGAAAAAGTTAAACGCGCAATTAAAAATTTAGGGCACGATTCTTTTTATGTAACAGAAGGGTTAAGCGATGGAGAGCAAATAAAAAATTTGGGAGTTTTTAAGCCAACTCAAATCAAATCCGCCATCGGCAACCGTGGAACATACGACATCAACGATCCTGACATCACCAAGGCTGGTGGTGGAAGCGTAGAAAAGGAACCCTCCCCTCTTGATCGGGCATTTGCGAACACTTTTCGCGGGATCGCTGACGGTCGGGACGTTGAAACGCTAATGGTTGGACTGGGGATGAACCCCGCAACGCTAGGAATTAGCGTCTCCAAGATGCCAGAAGCCGAGCACCAGCAGATTGCAACCGACCTAATGGCACGGTACGGCACAAATCTGGGGGATCTTGGGCTGCATGCACAGGCTGTAAGGCCCCTAGACGCCCCTGCAGGCGTTTTTGGGGCAGGGGTTGGTGCCTCGTATCCAGTCGGCCCCGGAAAAGCTGTTGTAGGGGCTAATTTCACGCGCACCCCGGAGGAAACAAAGTACAGCGGGGCGCACATTGGATACCACGGCAAGGTCGGACCCGGAAGATTGATGGCTGGGGTGAACTTTCCCAAGGGCCAAAAGCCGTCAGCCCAGTTGCAGTACCAGATTCCGTTCGCCAAGGGTGGGCCGGTGAAGATGGCTGGGGGTGGTGAGTCGTCCAATCGTCAGGTGGCCGGGCCAAAGAAAAAACGAGGCGCGGTTTTTGGGGACTCAATCAGTTCGGTTATTGGGTATGACCCCAACGGCAAAGGAACAAGAAACTCTGGTTTGGCTAACGTAGCAAATCTCGCAGAATATCTTGGCAGCAACCTTGATATGGACTTTGCCAATAATGCTATTGGCGGTCAGACATCAAGCGACTCACTTTATGGGACGGCCATCCCGTATGCTGGACAAGAAATCCCGATCGGCTATGGCGACTTTGCTTCATACCTTGATCAATACGATCCAGAAATGGCGTTATTGCGCTTCGGTGCGGCTGACGCCATAAGGCTCAGAGACCCGGCTAAGACGCTGGCAAACATTGAAGAGATGGTCCGGTTGTCAAAAGCAAGAGGCACTCAGCCTGTTTTAGTTGGGGTGACGCCGTTCTCCAATCAAGGAGCGTTAAATTCTGGCAACATCAACTCGTGGATGACAGACGACATGATTGAGTCTGCTAACACGATCAACCAAGGCATCAAAGACCTAGCAGATCAGTACGGCGTACAGTTTGTAGATGTTAGAAAAGTCAACGTCCCGACGGGCGGTCTTCTTGATGGCGTCCATCAAAACCTTGAGTACGGCACAGAGTTAGCCAAGTACATCTCTGACCAAGTTAAGGAAGGTTCTGGCGCTTATCAGGCGGCTGATCAGGCCGGAGTTATGTTGCCGTCAGACTGGGCAAATTACTTAGCTAACAACAAAATTGATTATTTCAATCAAAACAATGTTGATGCCAATACATTGCTAAATGCTGGCGTCTCACAAGACGACATCAATTGGATGTCAAATCATGGTTATCTTGGATCTGACAACCTGAACCAATCCCAGCCTGTCCTAAATGAAAATTTAGGTGTTGAGCAAGGAAATGTGCAGGCACCCAGTCCGGTGGTGGTGAATAGCTACGAAGACGCGCCAGTCTTTTCGCCTGTTCAGAAGGCCGCACCAGTTGCGATGAGCGCTCCAGCCATAACGGCTCCGGTTTACGAGATCAATCAGGCGGTTGGTGCCGGGACCGAGCAGGACAAGATCAATGAGTACCGCCGTCTTTCTGGTGCTGGCGCATCGGATGAGCAAATCCGATCTGTTGCAGAAAAGGCGTTTGGCTCTCAGTCTGATGATGACTGGGGGTACCTGCGATCAAAGGCCACGCAGCAGGTTGCCAAAGGCGGCGCGGTGAAGATGGCTAAAGGTGGCAGCAAGTCTGTTATGGACCCAGACTACAAAGCCCCAACGAAGGCAGAACTGGCAAAGCGCGGCCTATTGGAGAGCTTGGTAGGGATCGTGACATCTCCTGCCGACATGCTGATTGCCTCGCGCAACATCCTAGCTAAGGACAGCAAGCCTTGGAGGACCGGCCCTGAGGTTGCTGCAGAGTCATTGGGAATGGCAGAGCCGCGACCGTTTACGCAAGATCAAGCGCTGGTGGACTTTGCCTCATCAGTCGGTGATGTAGCACCTCTGGGTGCTCTGGGCGCAGCCAAGGCGCTACGCAACACCGCGCCGAGCCAAGGCGGGATGGGGATTGCCAACCAGCGTGGCGCGATCGATCCAAGCGGAAGGCCGGGGTATAGGCTTCACACCCCACTAAAGCCAGACCCGGAAGTTGGAACGCGCTACAAGAAAACCCCGACAGGTGGTTTGGTCGATCGCACTCCGTTGGATATCGAAGACCTTGAAAAGTCTAGCGTCAACATCATGCCGTGGGACGCAACAAGCCGGAACCAATTGATTACCGAGGTATCTGGGAAACCACTTATCAATCCGGTGTTAACAGAGGGCGGCGATCAGTACATGATGGATGTTGCCAATGTAAAGAATAGAATTGCTGGGGCATCAAACCTTGGCATAGCTAAAAGAATTCAACAGCGAATCAACGAGGCTGCAGTCGAAAATCAGCTACTCGGCGGGACTGGCAAGGTCTTTGGGTTTACATCCCGGATGGGGGACTTTGCAGAAAACGCATCAACAATGCCCACATCAATCCTAATGGACTTGGTTAAACAAGCCGAGTTGTCCAAAAGTGAGCTAGATAGTTTGACAAAAAACCTAAGAGAGATGGCCTTTGAAAACAAAGGGAAAGGCTACTTCAAGGATGTAGCTCCGGTTGGAACCCCAGAGTTTCAAGCGCAATTGACAGGTGGCTTGAAGTCGAGCAAGGAAAAAAACATCTCCGGGTTTACTGCAATGAACCTGAGGAAGGCCTTGGCAAACAGACTGGGGATGGTCGGCTGGCAAAAGAGACTAGACTACAATCTGGGAGACTTGACCGGCGCTGTTCTTGCTGATGAGCTTAAAGGCGTGCCCAAAGGCTATGTTGGAAATGTCGCCGCACAACTTGATCCGTTGGCAGAATTGCGCCCATCGAAGCATTCATCGTATTCGCATGACTTTAGCGGGCAATATGCCGGTTCTATGGCAAACATGCCGGTTGAGTTTCTGATGCCGAATACTTATGAGTCTATTTATAAAGAACTGCGGCTCAAGCGTCCAAAAGCAAAGCCTGAAGAGCTAAGAAATATGGTTATCGGCGCAATGGAGAAGCGCAGTAAAAACATCTCCGAGATGATTGGCCCAAGATCAATTGACGCCGTAAAAACATTTCAAGAGGGATTGAAATCTGGGGCGTTCAATCCAAACGAAATCTTGCAGGTTTATGATTTCATGCGGCGCAAAAAGCTTGCTCCGAAACTTGCCAAAGGCGGTGCAGTCAAGAAAAAGTCCGCGAAAAAGCGCAAGGTAAAGATCTCCAATAACCGAGATGCACACTTCTTGGCTTCTTTGGACTGATAAAGGTTAGAACATGGCTACACAATTCCCTGTTGATCCAGAATTCGGGCGTTTCGTTCAAGGAATTCCTGACGAGGTGCCGGAAGAAGGGATTGAGGTCGAGCTTCCTCCCGAGGATGCTGAGATCGAGGAGCTTCCTGACGGTTCGGCGGTTATCACGATGGAAACCGAAGGCCCGATGGATGACGAGGATTTCTACGAGAACCTAGCCGAGACGATCGATCCGCTGTTCCTGAGTACGCTGGCGATGCGGTACACCAAGCTGGTGGACACCGATAAGAAGGCACGGGAAGAGCGCGACAAGCAGTACGAGGAAGGCTTAAAGCGCACTGGTATGGGCAAAGACGCCCCGGGCGGCGCAACCTTCATGGGCGCATCCAAGGTGGTTCATCCGGTGATGGCTGAGTCCTGCGTGGACTTTGCCTCCCGGGCGATCAAGGAGCTATTCCCTCCTGACGGCCCGGTGCGTACCAAAATCCTCGGTGAAATTGACGAGGAAAAGACCGCAAGGGCCGAGCGCAAGCGCGACTACATGAACTGGCAGTTGACGGAACAGATCGAAGAGTTCCGCGACGAGCAGGAGCAGTTGCTGACCCAGCTTCCTCTTGGCGGCTCCCAGTACCTGAAGCTTTGGTATGACGAGGACAAGAAGCGTCCCTGCGCCGAGTTCATGCCGATTGACCGGGTGATCGTTCCGTTTGCTGCGACCAACTTCTACACCGCACAACGGGCGACCGAGATCCACGACATCACCGAGTGGGAGTTCAAGCGCCGGATTCGCTCTGGGCTTTACCGGGATATCAGCCTGATCCGCTCCTCGATGGAGCCGGAAGAGTCGAAGTCCCAGAAGGCCAACGACAAGATCGAGGGCCGCAAGTTTGAGGACAACGAGGACGGCCTTCGCAACGTCTATCACATTTATACATGGCTGGAGCTTGACGAAGATAGCCATGCCAACGGTGAGAGCGCCCCGTACATCCTGATGATCGACGAGCTTGAGAACGAGGTTGTCGGGTTGTACAGGAACTGGGAAGAGGGCGACGAGACCATGACCAAGCTGGATTGGGTCGTGGAGTTCAAGTTCATCCCGTGGCGGGGAGCCTACGCGATCGGCATGCCGCACCTGATTGGTGGCCTGTCTGCAGCGCTTACAGGAGCCTTACGGGCACTGCTGGATTCGGCGCATATCAACAACGCGGCAACGATGCTCAAGCTCAAGGGAGCCAAGATCTCCGGGCAGAGCCAGCAGGTAGATGTGACGCAGGTCTGCGAGATTGAGGGTGCCCCGGGCGTGGACGACATCCGCAAGATTGCGATGCCCATGCCGTTCAATCCCCCCTCGCAGGTTCTATTCTCGCTGCTAGGCTGGCTTGATAAGGCGGCTAAGGGGGTAGTGACCACCGCCGAGGAAAAGATCGCTGACGTTAACGCTAACGCGCCTGTGGGCACGACTCAGGCGTTGATCGAGCAGGGTGCGGCGGTTTTCTCGGCAATCCATGCGCGGCTGCATGATTCTCAGGCGCGGGTGCTGAAGATCCTTGGCAGGCTCAACCGGTGGTATCTGGATGACCAGCGCAAGGGTGAAGTCGTTGCGGATCTGGAAATCGAGCGGGAAGACTTCAAGCGCAACACCGATGTCGTTCCGGTCTCGGACCCGCACATCTTCTCCGAAACCCAGCGGATGGCGCAGATTCAGGCGGTCTTGGCCCGGGCGGACAAGTACCCCGATCTGTACGACCGCAGGGCGGTGGAAGAGCGCTTCCTGAAGCAGATCAAGATCCCGGGCATCAACGAGATCCTGAAGAACACCCCGGCCCCGGAGGAGCGCAACGCTGCCGACGAGAATGTGGCGATGGCGATCGGCCAGAACGGCTACGCCTACATCCATCAGGATCATCTGGCGCACATCCAGAGCCATCTGGACTTCGGTTTGAACCCGGCATTCGGTGGCAACCCGATCATGGCCTCGATCTACCTGCCAAGGGCGCTGGAGCACATCAAGCAGCACATGGTTTTGTGGTACCTGAACCGTACCAACGGCTATGTGACCAAGGCGCGGGGCAACAAGCGGATCACCGAGGCTGAGTACGAGGACGTTCGCCTGACGGCTGAGATCGACAAGGTCTTCGCTGTTGCATCGCAGCATGTGGTACAGGACTCCCAGAAGGCGTTCCAGCAGGTTGTGCCCAAGCTGCAGCAGATGTTGCAGGCAATGCAGCAGATGACACCCAAGCCGCAACTGCCGCCTGAGGCTCAGGTGGTGATGGAAACCAGCATGGCCGAGACTAACCGTCGGGCGCAGCGGGATCAGGCTGAGTTGCAACTGGAAGGCCAGAAGGTATCGATGCTGGCCGAAGAAAAAGCGCGTCGTGAGCAGATTGATGTGGCGCTAAACGCCGCAAACAACCTGACCAAGGAGCGCATTGAGACTGCACGTTTGACGCAAAAAGACGCCGAACTGCAAGCCGAGCAGTTTGAAACTGCAATCACGCTTCAAAACGAAGCACAACGTCGTCTCTTAGGAGGTTAATTATGGCGCAGCAAGACAGCACGATGATCCCGATGCACAAGCGTATCGCTATGGGCGAGAAGCTTGATGGCACCTCCCTGCAACCCAAGGGCCAGCAGCAAGCCCCCAAATCCGATAAAGGAGCGTTGAGCCAAGCTAAAAAGAAATGAGATACGTCTCAGACCTAGTCGGCGCTATTAAGGCGCGTCAAGCTGAAATAAAGCTGTCTCTAGCAGCGGGAAACCCTGCGTCATGGGAGGCGTACCAGCGCGTCGTCGGTCACCATCAGGGGCTAGAAGAGGCCCTTGAAATACTCAACAACTTGTTGAAGGAAGAAGATGAAGATGAATGAACCGGAAGCGTTTAACGACGCTGACATTGCTTGGGCATTTCCGAGTGTAGACCCCGGTGCGAAACCTCTTGGCGGCAGAATTCTTGTGCAATTGCGCCGCACTAAAAAGAAGGCAACCAGTGCCGGGATTATCTTGGTTGAAGAGACCAAGGAAACCGAAAAGTGGAACAACATGGTGGCGAAAGTCGTCGCAATTGGTCCGCTTGCCTTCCGCAACCGCGATACGAACGAACAATGGCCTGAGGGATCTTGGTGTTCGGTTGGAGACTATATTCGCGTCCCTAAATGGGGTGGCGATCGCTGGGAAGTACCTGTTCCCGGGGAGGAAGATAGTCTGGAAGACCCAGCGCTATTCATGATCCTGAACGATCACGAGGTGATTGCGACGGTCACTTGTAACCCGCTATTGATGCGGTCGTTCATTTAAGGGGCGAAAATGAGCACTGATACTCAAGTTGAAGAGCGGATAGAGGTCAAGGAGGAGCAAGACGGCTCTGCTGTCGTCGAACTTCCTGACAATATCCCCAATCCTCAGGCGCAAGAGGAAAATGACGAGATTGAGGCGGCAGATGGTGGGGCCGTTTCTGAAGATCCGGAAAATGATGACAGTCCGGACGACTCTGATGCGCTGCGAGAGGCCAAACGCGCCCGCCGAAGGGCTAAACGCGAACTGGTTAAGCGCACAAATATCGAAAAAGACCACAAATTAGCCCTCCTAGAGCGCCAAAATCAGGAACTTTTGGAGCGTTTGTCGGCTGTAGAGCGAAAAACGCACTCTGCGGACATCGCCCGGATCGATAAGGCGATCGAAGACACCGCCCTGCGACTGCAATATGCCAAGGCAAAGATTGCCGAGGCGACCAATATGCAGGATGGGGAGGCTTTGGCTAAGGCTCAGGAGATGTGGTACGAGGCCCGCCAGCAGGTTGATACCCTAAATAACCTGAAAAAAACGGCGGTTCAGCCTCAACGGCAGCAAAACATCCCCGACCCGAGGTTACAGCGAAATGCTGCTAACTGGATGGAGCGAAATAGCTGGTACAAGCCCGATAACAAGGACATGGACAGCAAAATCGCCAAACAGGTCGATGAGGAGCTAACTTCCGAGGGTTGGGACCCTACGCGAGAAGATTATTGGGAAGAACTTGATAATCGCTTGCAACAATATCTCCCTCACCGATACAATCGGAATAACGACGAAGTTCCGTCGGCTCGTAGTAAACCAAGGAGCGTTGTAACTGGATCAGGGCGCGAATCTTCAACTCGTGCTGGTGGCTCAAATACCTTCACCCTTAATGCAGAACAGGTTAGGGCGATGAAGGATGCGGGTTACTGGGACGATCCGGAGAAACGGAATCGAATGATCAAGCGCTATGCTCAAGAAGCACGAAAAAACCAAGGTTATAGGAGCTAATAATGGAATCTCGTCTTAAAAAATCTCTGAAAGCTGGTGGACGCCAAGATCGCTCAAGCGAGGACGCTACCCGTCAGCCCCCTCAGGAAAAGTTCATTTCAGCGCAGGAACGTCGAAAGATGTGGAGCGATGAGTGGACGCAGTCGGCTTTGCCTAAACTCCCGGAAATGCCGGGATGGCACTTGTGCTGGCTTTCAACCACCAACAGTTACGACAGCATTGATAAGCGTATTCGGCTTGGGTACGTTCCGGTTATGGCCGATGAGTTACCCGGGTTTCAGAATTACAAAGTCAAGGCTGGTGAGCATGTTGGACAAATCTCGTGTAACGAGATGCTGCTTTTCAAGCTGCCGATGGATGAGTATCAGGCTTTAATGACTCACCTCCATTACGAGATGCCCAACGAAGAGGCGGAAAAAATCCGTGTCCAAGTTGAGAATCTCCAAAATCAGCGCGATAGCAACGGGAAATCCCTTGTGCGGTTGGAAGGAGACGGGCTGGGCAAACTCGATACACCAACCAGTACCGCCCCCGTATTCGAGGGGTAACAAATGGACAAGGAGTAAGACTATGTCTGCAACCTCTGCTCCGTTCGGTCTGCGCCCTGCGTTCCACCCCTCCGGTTTGGATCGCGCACAGGCGCTGGCTAACGGCATCACTTCGGGCTATGCCTCGGACATCCTCAAAGGGCAACCGGTTAAATACGCCACCGCTGGCGTTATTCAGCCTGCTGCAGCCGGAGAGGCTTTTGTTGGCGCTTTTGATGGCGTCGAATGGACTGACACCACTGGCCGTCGCCGCGTGTCGAACTACTGGCCTGCCTCCACGGCATACCAGACCGGTTCGTGCGTTGCGTACTTCTACAACGACCCGAACATCGTTTACGAAATTCAGGCTGCTGGTTCGCTGGCTCAGTCTGCGGTTGGCGATATGGCCGACCTGAGTAACACGACTGCTGGATCGACGACTACCGGTCTGTCGCAATGCACTCTGTCCACCTCTTTGGCGGGCGCAGGCAACAGCGCACAGATGCTGATTCGTGATCTGGCTCCGTACCCCGACAATGCTTGGGGCGATGCGTACACGATTGTGCGGGTAACGGTTAACGAGTCGCAAGTCAATGCGTCCGTTAACGCTATCTAAGGAGGGCTAAGACATGGCAGCCCCGATGCGTAGTACCGACTTTCGGTCGATTGTTGAGCCAATCCTCAACGAGTGCTTCGACGGAGTCTATGACCAACGTGCCGACGAGTGGAGCCGCGTGTTCCGCGAACAAGAAGGCATTCCGCGTAACTATCACGAAGAGCCGGTCCTGTACGGTTTTGGTGCCGCTCCGCAACTGCCTGATGGCACTCCGGTGACCTATCAGCAGGGCGGTGTGCTCTTCCTCAAGCGCTACGTTTATAACGTCTATGGTCTGGCCTTCGCGCTGACCAAAGTGCTCGTGGAAGACGGCGACCACATCCGTATCGGTCAGGTTTACGCCAAGCACCTTGCTCAGTCGCTGATTGAGACCAAGGAGACCCTGTGCGCCAACGTGCTGAACAACGCCTTTACTGGCGGCGCTTCGGCTGGTGGTGACGGTGTCGCCCTGAACAGTGCTTCGCACCCGATCGTGAATGGTACGTTCTCCAACCTGCTGACCACCGCAGCCAACCTGTCGCAGACTTCTCTGGAGCAGATGCTGATCCAGATCCGTCAGGCGGTTGACAACAACGGCAAGAAGATTCGTCTGGTTCCGCGCCAACTGGTCGTGGCCCCGGGCAACCTCTTCCAAGCTGAAGTGCTGCTCAAGTCGGTTCTGCGGGCAGGCAACGCAAACAACGACATCAACCCGATCAAGTCCATCGGACTGCTCGACGAGGGTGCCGCTGTTCTGTCGCGTCTGACCAGCGCTACCGCTTGGTGGGTGCAGACGGATGCGCCGGAAGGTATGAAGCTGCTGATGCGTCGTCGTCTGGAGAAGACGATGGAAGGTGACTTTGAGACCGACACCATGCGGTACAAGGCCACCGAGCGTTATGACGTTGGCTTCACTGATCCCCGCGCCATGTACGGCACTCCGGGCGTCTAAATCAAGCCGGGGGAGCAATCCCCCGCTTTTAAGGAGAACCGGACATGGGAAACCAAGTGACCAACATTGGTGGGGTTCTCTCGGCTGTTACCGCGACTATTGCTTATACCGATAGTTCTGCAGTGACAGTAGGGACGATTCCGGCTAATGCTCAAATCATCGATATCAATATCGATGTAACCACTGCATTTGATGCAGGCACTACCAACACGATCGCTGTTGGCAAATCTGGCTCTGCTGCGGCTTATGTTGCAGCAACGGGAGTTGGTTCTGCTGGCCGCGCTAGTGTTGCGTCTACCGGTGTGTATGCCGACTGGGCTGACGTTGGATCCGCTGAAGTTGCGGTGACGGCGACTTATGCTCAATCGGGTACTGCAGCGGCGGCTGGTGCTGCTCGTGTGACGGTGGTTTATCGCTCTCCGGCACCGTAAGGAGAAAATCATGGGTCAATTCAAACCTATGGTGAAAATGGACACCACTGAGCCGACGGTCGAACTGAAGCTCAAAAAAGGTGGTTCCGTCTCCAAGCCCAAGAAGATGATGAATGGCGGCATGATGGGTACGCCCGCGATGGCACCGGTTGGTGCTCGTGGCGGGATGTCCCCGGTTGCTCGTCCGACTCGTCCTTCTTTGGCAGCGCGTCGTGCAGCCATGAAAGCTGCGCCGATGGGCCGTCCGACGATGAAAGAAGGTGGCGAAACCAAGGCCGAGCACAAGGCTGAGATGGCTGCTATCAAAAGCGTCGATAAGAAGCTCTCCAAGCATGCCGAGAAAGCTGCGTCCAAGGCCCACAAAGGCCTGAAGACCGGTGGTGTCGTCATGGGTCAGGGTGGCTTCAAAACCGGCGGCGTCGTCAATGGCCAAGGCGGCTACAAGGATGGCGGTGGCGTCAAGGGCGGCGGCGTTGAGGGCAATGTATCGTCCTCGAAGCCCGGTGTGACCAATACCAAGACTGGTGAGGTCAAGCTGGGTAACGCTGGTGGCTACAAGAAAGGCGGTGCCTCAAAAAAGGCCTACGCTACGGGGGGCAGTGTTAACGACACCGGTCGGCCCGTAGCGTACCCGAAGAAGCCTGTCTCCAAGCCCGTCAAGAACAATCTTCAGTCTGGCACCTTCAAAAGAGGTGGAAAGGTGAAGATGGCTGGCGGTGGCACTTTTGACGGCCAAGGAGCATTATCCGAGGCCGAAAGAAAGATGCTTCTTGATGCCGAAAAAGTTCCTTCTGACATCCAAGAACAGATCCAAGACATCCGGCAACGGAAAGGTCGGGAGAACTTCGAGAGGATGAAAACGGAAGAGAACGAATCGCTTAGAGACTTTATCCCAAGTCTTGGTCGCAAGGCCATGAAAGGGATCAAGGAATTGTTTGGGAGCACTCCCAAAGAATCCGGTAGCGTTACCGAAACGGAGAAATCTGTGACAGTAACTCCCGGCAAGAAGCGCGGCGGTCGGGCACGTTGAAGATAAGTGGGGGCCTCGTGCCCCCGCTTTGCTTGAGGGATTGAAATGAAAGTCCAAACAGTTTCCAAGACTGGTGCTGGTTCGACTGACGCTGTTGTAATCAACACGAATGTCACGCCTGTAAATATTGGGTTTGCGGTGGTGGTGACAGGCACTGTCAACTACTCCGTGCAGCTTACTTACGACGACCCGAGTGTTGGTTTTACGACTTGGTTTGATGACACGACCATCACCAGCAAAACCGGCAACGAGGACGGGTCGATCAACTTTCCGATTACCGGGATAAAGGTGCTGGTTAATTCTGGTACTGGATCGGTCACCATGAATGTTGTACAAGCCGGTATTGCATAATGGCTACGACACTCTCCTCGATCACGAGACAGGGGACGTTTGAGCCGTTTGAGTTGCAAGTCTCTCGCGGTCAGATTCAAGGCCATAAGACGCTGTTTAAGTTTGGGACAAACCCAGACATCAACGGTTCTGTTGAGCCTGTATGGAGCCAAAGCGGGGCTTACACATACCAAACGGTTGCGGCCCAAGTAAAGGTTTCTAGTTCTAGCGCAAACGACACATCTGCTGGCACGGGCGCTAGGACGGTTGTTGTTGCTGGTCTTGACGCAAATTACAACGAAATTTCAGAGACGGTTTCGCTGAACGGTCAAACCGCCGTCTTGACAACGAATTCGTTCATTAGGGTTTTCCGGGCGTATGTCGCTACCGCTGGGTCTGGCGAAACCGCTGATGGGACGATTTACATGGGCGACGGCGTTGTTACCGCTGGCGTTCCTGCGACGATTTATGCGGTGATCAGCATTGGTGAAAACCAGACCCAAATGGCTTTGTGGACTGTGCCTGCTGGGTACACGCTTTATGTTTACGGCGGGATTTTTTCCGCAGCATCTAACAATGCCGCTCAATATGTTTTGGGGCAATTTTCGGTAAGGCCTTTTGGTGGCGTGTTCAGGAATGTTGCCGATGTCACAGTGAACAGCAACGTCTTCCGGTATGACTGGGAGATTCCTCTGGCCGTCACAGAAAAATCAGACATCCAAGCAAAGGCGATTGCGCTGTCTGGAACAAACTTTTATGTAACTGCTTCGTTCGAGGGCATTTACATCAAGAACGATGGGGGCTAATCATGCCAGCCAAGAGCAAAGCCCAGTTCCGGTTGATGAAGGCCGCTGAGAGCAACCCCAAGTTCGCCAAGAAGGTTGGAATAAGCCCGTCGGTTGCTGCTGAGTACACGCAGTCAAACGTGGGCAAGAAGGCCTATAAAACGCTCCCAGAGGCGATGAAAGAGGGCGGGCTATACGCGAACATCCACGCCAAGCGTGAGCGCATTGCAGAGGGTTCTGGCGAGAAGATGCGTAAGCCGGGGTCTGAGGGTGCGCCAACCGCAAAAGCCTTCAAGGAGGCCGCTAAAACGGCCAAGATGGCCTCTGGAGGGCCGTCCCTGAGTATTGGCAGGGGCGAGAAGATGCCTGTAGAGCGCGGGGCTGGATTGACGGCTAAGGGCAGGGAAAAGTACAACCGCGAGACCGGATCAAATTTGAAAGCTCCGCAGCCTCAAGGAGGTCCCCGCAGAGACTCGTTTTGCGCGAGAATGGAGCCTGTAGCTCAAAAGAGCGAAAAGGGCAGTCGCGCACGAGCTTCAATGAAACGCTGGAATTGCCCCGGATGGTAAAGGAGCGTCATGGCTTATTCGGATACTTACGGACAGGTCTATAACGTACAGACGCTGATCGATCACGGTGCTCGTCGGTGCGGAAAGCTTGCCGAGGAGTTGACTTCTGAACAGATTCTGAGCGCAAGGGAGTCTCTTGGGTTCGTTCTGACCAATCTGATTAACATCGGCATCCAGTATTGGGCGATCAAAAAGGAAGTTGTTGGCCTGAATGCCAACAAGTACATCTATACGCTGCCAAATGGCGCGAATGATGTCCTGAATGCGTTGTATCGGACGATGACTCGCCCCACTGGAAGCTATACCACCAGTGCTGGTGGCACGGTTTCCAACGCTGCAGATAACGATGTAGACACTTATTGCCAGCAAACTAGCGCAAACGGCAATATTTCGATCAATTTTGGGACTGACAACCCGGTTTATGCGGGTTCGATCGGTCTTTTGCCGTATGTTTCTGGTGGCGGAAGCGCAACTTGGTCGGTCACGCTGGAATATTCGACCGATGGGGTGACTTGGAACACCCTAGACGACCTTGGGTCGGTGGTTGTGACCGATAACCAGTGGATCTGGACCGATATTGACCCCGGTCAGACCGTCCAATACTACCGAGTACGGGCATATAACGGCACAACGCTGGCTTTGCGTGAGTTTTTTGTGGGGGACAACTCCCGCGAGATCACGATGGCGCGTTTGAACCGTGACGACTACACAAACCTGCCAAACAAGAACTTTACGGCCAACCAGCCGTACCAGTTTTGGTTTAACAGGACGGTTCCGAACCCGGAAATCTATCTGTGGCCCGTTCCAAGTGATCCATTTGTCCAGATGACGATCTGGTACAGCAAACAGATCATGGATGTGGGTGATTTGACGGATGAACTGCAGATCCCGCAGCGTTGGTATCTGGCGGTGGTCAATATGCTGGCGCACCAGATGGCGATGGAGCTTCCCGGGGTGGATGTGAACCGGATTACTTATCTGGAAGCTCAGGCAGAAAAATCGCTGAATCTTGCGGAACAAGAAGAGCGGGACAAGTCCCCGATCTACTGGGCTCCGAATATCTCGGTTTACACGGCCTAATCATGCCGATCTTTCTCGACACCCTTGGGATGAGCGATCTTGCGATTGCGGTATGCGATCGGTGCAAGATGAAGCGTCCGCATGCCGTCATGAGGACAGACCCCAACTTTCCGGGGCTTCAGGTATGCGATCAGGGGTGTGCAGATCAGAAGGATCCTTATCGCCTTCCGGCGCGTAAAACTGAGAGAATTGCCCTACGTTTCCCGCGTCCTGATGTATCTGTTGCGCTAGACCCGGACAACCTCATCGCGGATGATCAAGGGGACTGGATTATCTCGACTGAGGGTAATACGGATACGCCGGAAAATAATGGCAATCTCGACGGAATTTCGGTGACACCATAATGGCAAATCAAACTATCTCCCAACTGCCAAATGCAGGCCCGATCACCGGTAATGAGTTGGTTCCGATCGTCCAAGATGGTGGAACCTACAAAACGACGGCATCGGCGCTTGCTGGGTCTCCTGTACAGACACAGACGTTCCTGACCAAAAATCAGGAGCCTACCCTTACAAACAGCCGTTACCTGTCAACTGACGCCAATCTATCAATCACGGATGGCGGTGCTCAGTCGTTCTTACGCATCGATCTTGCGGGTGCGGCAGCAAGCCTGAATGCCGCAGGAAATGGGTTTCAGGTCAAGACCGGCCTGACAACTGTTGTTCCAAGGTCGATTGCAGTATCGACCAATGGGATCACGATCACTAACGGGAGTGGCGTTTCTGGCAACCCAACGATCGCGCTTACCGGGCAGGTTTTAAGCCTCGCAAACGCCTCTGGAGCGGGCTTGGTGGCGTTGCCGAACAACGGGACTGTCACCCCACGTTCGATCGTCGGAACCGCCTCAGAGATCGATGTAGCGGACGGGAATGGTGCCGCAGGCAACCCGACGATTGGCCTTGCTGACAATCCGGTAGTTCCGGGTATTGAGGGGATTGTCGTCCCGGCAGGCACAACCGCAGAAAGAGCGGCTGTTCCTACAAATGGAACGCTTCGATACAACTCTCAAACCTCGACGTTTGAGGGATACGCAAACAATACTTGGGGATCGATCGCTGTTGGAGTTGGCGTAAGTTCTGTCGGCTTGGTGATGCCAACAGAGTTCTCTGTCACCAATTCCCCGATTACTTCGACTGGCGATCTGACGGCAGGCTGGGTCTCTCAGACAGCCAATTATGTATTTGCCGCGCCAAACGGTTCTGGCGGGACTCCGTCGTTCCGGGCGTTTGTAAATGCGGATCTGCCGGATTCTGGGGTTACTGCGAACACCTATGGATCGACAACGGCTGTTCCGGTCATCACAGTCAACGCCAAGGGCGTAGTTACCAGCGTCACCACGGCAACGATTATTGGTGGTTTGTCGTATCAAGGGGGCTGGAATGCCAGCACGAACACCCCGACTCTGACTTCTAGCGTTGGCACGAACGGTTATTACTATGTAGTTACTGTCGCTGGTTCAACGAACCTTGACGGGATTACTGACTGGCAGATTGGTGACTGGGCCATCTTTAATGGCGCTACATGGCAAAAGATCGACCAGACCAACACAGTTTCTTCGGTTAATGGCTATACAGGCGCGGTTAGCCTGACGTATAGCGATGTTGGTGCTCCGTCTACCAGTGGCACGAATGCGACCGGGACATGGGGCATCAGCATCTCCGGAAACGCGACGACAGCAACAACGGCGACAAATGTGGCCGGGGGGGCTACAGGTTCGGTTCCGTATAACTCGGCCTCTGGGACGACGACATTCCTTGCGCTGG